TGGTCAACTACCATTTATCCACCACAACCCATTTTGAGTCATGGATTTTGCAGATCACTCCTTGAAAGGTGCGCACATCCGATCGGACATAAGCACTGTCCAAAAAGTATCTGCAGGGTGCGCCATTATGCCAAAATTCTCTCGGAAAATCTGGATGCGGTCTAAACTGGTGCAGTTCCGCAACAGTTCCAGGATTGGTGCTTCGTAGTGCATCCAAGTCTGGACGATCCGAGCATATCATTGTTTTTTCATTTACAGTTTGTAGTTTTCCTACTCGTTCACGCACTTCACTTTCCGCACGGGTCACTGCCACAGCACAGGCTTCTTCTCGGGGACGGTCTCCGGCCCACTCATACTCGCCATGAGCACTGTGCCAGTCTGCGCCAATGCGTACACGGAATGTGACCATGCACTTTTTGCCGTTGTTGACTGAGGGCACAACTTCAGGTGTGATTCGGCTACGCTCTGAGATGGTCACTGCACTGCGGCTCACAGTACGATCTTGTAACACACAGTCAGATGCCAACACAGTGGCAGGAATTAGTGCAAGAGCAAATAGTCTTTTCATGAGTATGGCCTATCACAGTAGTTCAATCGATTCAAATTGAAATTAATTTGAGTAATAATATCTCCATGCTTTTCTGCAAATGGATTCAACTTGTTCCAGGCAATTTCTTCCTGACTGGGGCGCATGCTTTCCAGCAAGGCTCGTTGTTGATCAACAATTTTACAATCAACTTGAAAATAATTTAAATCTTGTGCTTTAGGTTGAGCAGTTGGTGTGCCTGTTGCACATCCACTACACAGGCTGACAGTAATAACGCAGGCTCCAAATACGCGAGCGAATTTGTCCACGGCTTCTAACATAGTCTTCCTTTGATTCTAATGCTTGCTGAGGGATTGCGGCCTGGCGGTCAAGCCAAGCAATAAGAGAATTCTTGTTGGCACAGTCATTTGGTATGGTACTGATGTCCAAGGGCGGGCGGTAAGGCTGACTTGCACAGCCTACCACAGCCACAGTCAATAACACTGCTAACAGTTTATTCATCACGGTTCCGATGTTTGACTTTGCGGTTGTACACTGTCTTGTTCTGTTCAACCTTGGGTTTAAACGGAGTGTCGCGACTATACAACTCCACCGCACGACGGCGTTGGCGAGGAAGTTGTATAGTGAAGGCTAGTGTTTTCATGTTGTAATTATAACAGATTGGTGTTTATTGGTCAACCACTGAGTTTATGCCAATTCAGCAGTCTTTGGAAAACGCCCAAAGGCTTCTGCGGCACCGTCACAGTCCCAAAGCTTCTGCCCGTGTGGTCCCAACAACCAAACCTGAATGTCATCGTAGGCTGCCCACTGAATGCACTCTTTTCGTGCAGTCTCGTAGTTGTTGGTCTTCAGCAGGATCTGTCGACCCTGCTCGTCGATCTCAGCATTTTCCATGCTGGATATATCGGTTACAACACGATATTTAAAATGGTATCTCATTTTGTTCTCCTTGTTCAATAACTTTGATGACTGTGACCAATACGGTACACCACGGTGCCACGGGGGATGTCGTCCTCGTCGCCTTCCATAGTATATGCCTCTGGCAAGCCCACACGGGCCAGTTCACCATAACTGTAATAACCGCTTTCGGTCACTACCAGTTGTGCGTCTGGGGGCAAACGGTTCAATGCTTCTACCATCTCTCTCACTGTTACAAATGCTTCCATATCTCTCTCCTTTTTTGTTTTCATGTCCAAATTATAGCAGATTGGCAAATTCTGGTCAAGAAAAACCCTGCACTCAGCAGGGTTATAAAAGGTAATACTTGAGTATTACTTTTTAGCAGTGGCTGGCTTGAATGCTTCGGTGTACTTGGTAAAGTCAAACTTCATTGCTTCTTGCACTTTTTCAGTGGTCATTGCAGCCATTGAAGTGGTGATATCCATCACGGCCTTGGCAGTCAACTTGGCAGCATCGCACTGGCTGTCGATCATTTGTACCATGGGCTTGGCGATTTCTTCGTTAGTGACCACAGTGTTGACAAAAGTTTTTTGTGCAGTTTGCACGGCTTCGATTACAGAATTGAACATGTTTTTCTCCTTAAATTAAGCAAGTTCTAGAAAACAAGACCCGAACCATTCAGCGTCTTGTGTTTCTATTGTAGCACTATTTATGTTGCGGCGCAACATATTTTTTATTCTTTTTGATTACATGACTACTAAATATTTGCAAGGAGATTTATCATGGAAATTATTATCGTAGTAGCAGTATTAGTAGGCATTGCATTGTGGTGGGGCAATCAGGTCAAAACACAAAAGTCCAAAAACGACGATGCCCTCGACAATTGGCAACCGCCCAAGGCAGAGGACAAACATTGGCCTTATGGTGAGAAACTGGCCGAAGGCAAGATTCACGTCAAGTCTTCTGATGTTGCGCCCGGAAAATCAGCGGCGGATCGAGTAGAAACACCTGCGCCAGTTGTTGAGCCTGCACCTGTGTTAACAGTTGATGGACACGGCGATGTGCAAGAAGTTAAACCTGCTAAAAAGGCACCTGCCAAGAAAACAGCAGCCAAAGCACCTGCCAAACGGGCACCGGCCAAAAAGTCGTCAACTTAACAACAGCATCCGCACCAGGCCAACTGTGTCTATCGTCGTGAGCAAGATGTAGTTGGCCAGCATACCAAACGATCTGCGAGTATAACTAGCCCAAGCATACATAGCACACCCTGTAATCCATATAGGATACATGACCAGTAAAGGGGGATTTGGAACAGTGGCAGCCATGGTGATGCTACACCCAATACTAATACCCCAAGCCAGCACTTCCACACAAAATCTAACGCGATTAGTTTTGTAATCACTGTGTATCCAATCAAAAATTCCTGCTAAGATATTAGGCATTGGCCCGCCATTGGTTGTACAGCATTTCACTGGCCAAGTTCTTGCCTTTGGCTTCGACCTGTATGTCCCACTGATCCGCAAATGTCAGTGCCCATTTATTTACAGCAGTGTTCCACATGAAGTCCGAATGTGCTCGCAGTTTTTGCTTTTTGTGGCCTTGACTGAGGAGGGCTGATAGGTCTGGTCTAACAAAGGTATTGTGTCCCACAACAACATCTTCACGGCTAACACTGTAGTGACAAACAGGGCGAGTACCACGCCAAGACTCAACAACCCGTTGAGCACGTGGATCCAAGGGCTCGATATATTCACCGGTGTTGATCCAGTGGTGATGAATATCCAAAGTAAGAGCCACACTATCAGCCACAGTAAGAGTAACGTCCAAACCATTTGACATCTCATCATTTTCAATAGCGATTAGATTCCTTGCTTCTGGGGTAAGTTGACCCAAGGTGCGTAGGAATTTGTCAGGCCCGCCTTTGCCTGACAAATGCACATTAATTTTAAACCCATGATCATGCCAGCCGGCACCAAAGCCCATCCAACGAGCCATGTCCACATGATACTCAAATTCTAGTATACTGCGTTGAACAATCTCGTCCGACTCTGAAGCCAGTACACAAAACTGTCCGGGGTGGAATGATATACGCACACCCAATCTGCGAGCAGCTTCGCCAACAGGAGCAAAGATCTTGGCACAGTGTTCTTGTATCTCTGTGCGTTGCCACCACGCAATCCAGTCTTTTTCAGTGTAGCCTTGTAGCATTTCACTGCCCAGGCGTACCATTCTGCGTTCAGGAGGCAGTGTGCCCACACGCTCGATCAGTCGCACAGCCGCGGCAGCATTGTGGTTCATGATGTCCCACTGGCGTTGCTCGGCCTCGTCCGCGTGTTCACGCAGCCATCGCATGGTAGTCGATCTGCCGTTTAAGTCACGGTCCTTTGCATTGACCTTCATGCCGCCACATTCTGAGGGGTCATTGAGCCACTTGCAACAAAAGCCAATTCTAGGTGTGTTCATGTGTGTAGTATACACTATTTTTTAATAATGGTCAACTGATAAATATTGATATGACTGTTAAAACCATACACATTTTGGACAAGACTGTAGAAATTTCGGCTGAGTCAAACTATGACAGATTGGGTAGTACCACTCGAGACTATGCTCCACTGTGGGCCATACTCACCGAATTAATTGCAACCGGTGAAATACCCAGATATCGTGGCACTGAAAGTAACATTGTCTGGGAAGCAGATCGAACCATAATTACTACACAATTTGCCACTCGTGAAGGCGCCGAAAAATGGGCAGAATGGGTGCGCAATGACAACTATGGACTGATTTCGATCTCTGTAGTTGAAGACTAACTTGATCGTTCCAAATCCAGTGTAACACAATGAAACCCACCGCCCAAGGTACGGCTGTGGCGTAATTCCAACGGAATCACTGTGAATCCACGTTGTTCTAGTTGGGCAATTAGGTCTGGTTGGTTACGATCCATAATCACAGTATCGGGATTCACAGCCAGCATGTTCATACCTACCCATTTTGATGCATAAGGATATTGGTAAAAGCCCTGGGCCACAACATCATCCACATAGATCTTGTCCCAATTCTCGAACACTCGGGGACAATTGGATTCATTGACTCTGGTACCATTCAACAGCACCAAGCCTTCACGTATGGGCACAATGGTTGAGTCAATATGCACACCTGCATAGAAGTTGCACATTTCAATCTTGACAGCAGGAAACTGTTCACGCAACCAATTCAAGGCAGCTCGGTTGCCGCCAGCTGATTCCAATACCAACCAGGCATCATTGAGCCTGCACACATTGGCTGCTTCTAAGATCATGCCTTCGTGTCTGGGCATGTGCAAGTAGTGTTCGGCTTCGTCAATGATGTCATAGTAGCACTGTGCTTCCATGTCTCTGCAGGGATACATCATCACAGGGTTCACAATGGTACTACCATACACCAACAATCTATCTCTGGGGCAGTAGGCGCTGAGTCCATCGTGTGTTTGAAAGTTCAAACATGGATCAGGACGTTCTACCTTTACACCCAAGCCTTCTAATGTCTGGGTCAGTATTTCAAGATCTTCATTGGCTTCATCTATGATCCACTGTGGTACTGGTCCTGTGGGCACAGGTGTTTCTTTCCAAGTGGTTTTCTCTCCCTCGTTCTTGAACACTGGATCATTCACAGGCCAGTTGGCTGTGTCGGCACGACCCACCACAATGCGTTTGAGTTGGTCCCATTCGTTGTATGTTGAAATCATACCCATCCTGTTATTTGTAGTGTGTACCGAGGTTCTAGACCAATGTTGGCTGCCATGTGCGGTGCATCATACATCCATTCGATCACATCTCCGGCCTTCCATCGTGTGACTGGTGCTTGAGCGCCTTCAAAATAGTGACCACTTTTCCAATCATCCAAAAAAACAATCGCTCTACGGATACGATGTTCTTGACCTTGTAGATTGAATAACCGGATGTATTTCACATACAAGTCCTGATGCATGGGCAGTATGGTACCAGTGGTCATTCTGTAGTAACTGGTGCCTATGTCTTGCCAGCCCATTTCACGATAGATATCAATAAACGTCTGGTTCCATCGAGGATGCGGACTGCGCATGTCACACATGTCTCCTGTAAATTGATTGGCATAACCTTGTTGAGTCCACAATTTTAAATTCACAGGATCATTGAACGGCTCGTTGACGTAGTCCAGCCGCTTGTATTCGTCATCCCAGAACACTGGGATGTGATACTTAATGAACTCGGGTGTTACCGTAGTGGACAACTTCGACCTCAGCAGTTGATGTGAGTTTGCGCCATGGATCAACAATGATGCTGCCAGGTTTGATGTCACAGTAAGGCAATGTGTCCAATTGATCACCAGTGTATTCATAAGTGATCTTGCGGTTGTGTGCCCACAAAAAGATTGCAGGTGTGTCCACAGTGGCCACAACATTGGTGGGGTCATCTGCCAAGGGATCAACGTACACTACCCGGCGTCCTTCTTGTTCAATGTAATGTCCCACAAGTGTCGAGTAACTACCAATGCAGTATTCCACGTCAGGCTTGTAGGCTTTGCCGTGGATCACGATGGGCAAGTTGTCGTTCATCACACTCAAGTCCAACAGGTACATGGCCAGATTCTTGGCCTGCACTTCACGAGCATGCATCACAGTGTCAAACAAGTCGTAGCCAATGTTGTATTCCTTGGCCAACCAACGCAGGGCAATGTTATCACGTGGGTGGCAAGCACCTGCATCGCCCATGCCTGCTGTCATATATTTAGGTCCCATGATACGCATGGTACTACGTGCCAATGCATCTGTAACTACATCAACGTTGATGTTGCCAATGCGCAAGGCAAAATCTTGAATCATGTTCACCAAGCCAACCTTGGCAGAGATGAATGTGTTGTAGAAGATCTTGATGGCTTCACATTCGTCCCAGGTACCAATTTCATAGCGCGGATCGTTTGCCATGATGGTCTTGTACAGGTCAATCAGTTCACCTGCTAGGGCATTGGGATTGCCGTCTTCTGTGCCAATCATGACCATTTCAGGATTGACCATGTCCCACTTCACTGACCCCATGGCAATCAGGTAAGGGTTGTACAAGAACTGATGCTTGCTATCCAGCAATGGATAAAAGTGTTTGCGTGTAGTGCCAGGCAATACCGTAGAGATCAACACCACCTTCTTGGGTGTGGTTGCATACCGGTTCACATTCTTGATGGCGTCAATCACAGCGTCGTGCCCAAAGTCTCGAGGCTCCATGTGTGAACTTGGTACTGAACCATCGTAGCCTTCAGCATGTGGTGTGGGCACAGCAATAAAGATCCATTCGCTTTCGTTTACCAACTCCGCAATATCACAAACTTTTACCGAGTCGCTGACTCGTGGGTAAATATCGTAACCGCGTACTTCATGCTTTTCGGCCATGACTTCTGCACAATCGAGACCCAATTTGCCAATCCCAATAAAACCAATTTTCTTCATATGAGTGTTCCTTTAGATAGATTATATCATTACTTGGCGGACTGTGTCAACCACGATCTACTAATTTATCGCTGGATGCCACATGGCTCAAGAAAACTTGAGGACTTAAAGCCATTGCACACTAATACTGCTGTGCAAAATATAACCAATCCTACAATAATATGCCACGATCAAGAAACGTTGTCTTGGGAATTTTATACTAGAAAAAGTATAAAAAATCAAATTAGAAAAAATTGTTTGTGTTCTAATTCAGGTCCACGGGATGAAGGATACAATCTTGATTGGATGATTGATGTAAGGGTTCTTGAATACATGGCTGACCAACATCTTAGAGCGTTGACTACTTGCATTAATCAATTTGACCTAACATTATTACTGCATTCAGAATTGAATAGTAACCAAGTTGCTAAATTTTCACTAAATGGTTTTGTTCCTGTTTACTTTTGGAGCCATGCCATGATTGCATTGGACTGGTTTCGGTACGCCAACCATGATCCAAAGTTAATTTTTGACCTTGGTAAAATACAAAAAGATTTTTTAGTGTACAATCGTGCATGGAGCGGCACACGAGAATACCGTTTGTATTTTGCGCAACAACTGGCAACACATAATCTATTGTCACATACTCAGATTGCATTTGCTGCCATAGACAATGACATGCATTATGTAAATCATGTGTTTGCAAACAAAAAGTTCCAGATTCACCTGCACAATTTGGAACAACTTTATTTGCCCAACACTGCTGATTCAGGAAGTAGTGCAGATTACTGCGATTTGGACTATGCTGCTTGTGGCATCGAAGTTGTGCTGGAAACATTGTTTGATGATGATCGTTGGCATCTCACAGAAAAAACACTGAGACCCATTGCTTGCGGCAAACCGTTTATATTAGCAGCCACATCTGGTAGTTTACAATATTTACGGAACTACGGGTTTGAAACATTTGCAGGATTAATCGACGAGTCCTATGATGCCATTGCTGACAGCAAAAACAGGTTAGATGCTGTTGTTCAGGAAATGAAAAGAATTTCTGCACTTGATACTGATGCTAAACAAGTTCTGTATGCAAAACTGCATGCGATTGCACAGCGTAACAAACAACGGTTTTTCAACGGGTTATTTGATCAGGTGATAGAAGAATACAAAACCAACCTAGATCAGGCCATGATTGTAATGCAACAGCATTGTACAGGCCAACATCGCGTGATAATCAAACAACTGTTAGAACAAAATTAAACTGGAGTTTATAGTTCAAACACACATGCTAAGTATTTTAACCTTTAAGGAAACAGCAATATGAGCTGGTTTAAAAGAAGCCCTCGAAGAAACGAACCCTCAAAACCCCACGTGTATCATCCTCCCCAAAACACTCCAGCCGCAGAACGCATGCTGGAAGAAGCCAAATCAACTGGCCCGGACAAAAAGAACAAACGAGCCAAAAAACTGTAACAATACTGTAACATCTTTGTGTTTAAATAATTTGTGCATCGCACATTCACAAAGGAACAAACACATGAAAAAAATCTTGGCAGTTATAGCGGCATCATTGTATTTGATGAGCCCACAAGCAAACGCAGAAACAATCACAGGGGCAGGCGCAACCTTCCCCTTTCCCATTTATAGCAAGTGGTCAGAAGCATACAAAGATAAAACTGACGTTCAATTGAACTATCAAAGCATTGGCAGTTCAGGCGGCATCAAACAGATCAAGGCAGCCACAGTGGATTTTGGTGCCACAGATGCACCTCTGAAAGGTGATGAATTAACAGCCGCAGGCCTAGTACAGTTCCCCACAGTGTTGGGTGGTGTTGTACCAATTATCAACGTGGAAGGCGTCAAGCCAGGCGAACTACAGTTGACCGGTGAAGTGTTGGCCAAAATCTTTGTTGGACATATTGTTGTGTGGAATGACAAGCGCATTCAGGAATTGAATCCAAAAATTAAACTGCCCGATGAGCCCATTACCATTGTGCATCGTGCAGACGGTTCGGGCACAACATTCATATTCACCGACTACTTGAGCGAAGTCAGTACAGTTTGGAAAGAGCAAGTGGGCAAAGGTGCGGCTGTTAAGTGGCCTGCTGCCAGCAGTGTAGGCGGTAAAGGCAACGAAGGTGTTGCAGCCAATGTGGCACGGGTCAAGAACTCAATTGGTTACGTAGAGTATGCCTACGCCAAGAAAAACAAGATGACTTATGTCAAACTGCAAAATCGTAATGGTAAATACGTAGAGCCAGACGATTTGACATTTGCGGCTGCTGCCTCAGGAGCAGATTGGTTTTCAACTCCAGGCATGGGCATCAGCCTTGTGAATCAAAAGGGAGATCAAGCCTGGCCCATCACAGGTGCAACTTTTATTCTCATGTACCGTGAACCCAAAAATTCCAAAACCAGTCAAGAAGTTGTAAAATTCTTTGATTGGGCATTTGCGAATGGTGGCAAATTGGCTGCCGATCTTGATTATGTCCCGCTACCAAAAGCAGTGACAGATCGCATCCGCAGTGATGTTTGGACACAAATCAAGAAATAAATTATGTGGGCTTGACAAAACTACATAATATGTTATACTAGGAAAGTAAATGAAAAAAGGAGATTCTATGAAATTTACAAATATTGTTCTAGCCACGTTGTTGGCTGCTGGCATCACTGCTGGCACAGCACAGGCACAAAGCACACAACTTTACGGTGTGGCAGGTGCTGGTGTTGTTAGTGGTTCTGGGTTTTCCAGCAGCAACAGCAACTTCCAAGGCCTGGGCGAACAGTTGCACAACAGCAACCGTTTTGGTATCAAGAGTTCAGAAGACCTGGGCGATGGCTTGAAAGCCACATTAACCCTGGAAGGCAACATGAGCTTGCGCACTGGCGGTGCTGGTAAAGACTCTGCTGGCACTGGTTCAGGTTCAAGCACCTTGTTTGACCGTGAAGCCAATGTGGCCTTGTCAGGTGGTTTTGGTGAAGTCAAACTAGGCCGTGGCAAAACACACCTGTACTCAGTGGCTGATGAATTTGACTCACGTAGTAACTGGAACTTTGGTGGCCTGAAGCCAATCGCTCGTTACGCAGGTTTCTACTCAGGTTCAGGTGTTAGCCGCTTTGACAACATGGTTCGTTACACATCCCCCAGTTTTGGTGGTTTGGTGTTGGACGGTGCTTATAGTTTTGGCAACCAGTTGGACAACAACGACTACAAAAAGAGCTACAACCTAGGCGGTACTTACACTGTTGGTGACCTTGCTGTTGCATATTCTCGTGCAGAAGTTCGTTTGAGCACTGCTGTGGTCAGCGAAACCATTGACTTGGTGGCTGCAAAATACGCAGTGAGCCCTGCATTGACAGTGAATGCTGGTTATGCACAAACTCGTAACCCCACAGCACAGACCACCTACTACTCAAGTTCTAGCAAGGTAGACGGCAAGACAGATGCCAACACCTGGTTTATGGGCGCCAAGTACAAGGTCAATGCCAACGTTGGTGTAAATGCTGGCTACTACAATGTGCAAGACAAAATCACTGCTGGCAAAGACAATGTGAAAATGACTGCTGTGGGTGCGACTTATGACTTCAGCAAGCGCACACAAGTGTTTGTTGACTATGTTGTGGCCAACCGTGCAAGTGGTGCAGTGAGCCCATTCACAATCTATGATCGTTGGGTTCCCAACGGTGACGGATCAACCTATGCTGACAGCAAGTACAAACAACAGGCTGTGGCAGTTGGTGTGCAATACCGCTTCTAAACCAAGTTTTTAAACCGACCGCAACGATAGAGCGGCACTGGACCTCGTAACCAGTACTAAGGGCCCAAAAGGGCCTTTTTTTATGACCGCATGATTTGGTCGGTAAACTCTACCAGTTGTGCATGACGATTGCCGGTCCAATGTCGGCGCATCCATGAGTAACCATCATACCAAAATTTGTCTGCTTCAGGATGACAACCAATCAGGCCAATTCTATTTTGTATGATGGCCATGGCATCACCGTTGACATAAGTTGACACAGTTTCAAACTTGGTGTTGTCTCCAACTAGCGCACATCCGTCGTACCAGAACATGTGGTCAGGTTGTCCGCGCCAGGTGATAGGCATGTTTTTAGCATGCGGTCTGCGTGTGTCTGCACCTGGGCGTTTCAAGTATTGTACAGCATCTACATCTTGAAGCACGTTGAGATAGTGGCTTCCTGCCCAGTAAGCGCCCATACAAATGCCCAGATATCTACCACCATCAGCAATAAATTTACGCACACGGTCGCCGTTGTTTTTGAACAGTTGCTTAAAGACATCTGCGTCACCGATGCCGCCGGGTACAGCAACCATGTCCACATCATCAAAGAACACATCTTCCACACGATTCTTTGAGAACAGTTTGAAGTTGTAGTAGGGACTCAATGCCTGTATCATGCCATTGCCGCATTGTACTGAGCATTTGGGATCATAGATGAACAGGGCTATAGTGGGTTTCACGGGGTATTTATGTGCCGGTATATTACACATTTATGTGATGGCGGTTTGTAATGTTATTGTAACACATATAGATTTAAATAATACATGCAAAAAACTTATCGCAGTATTTTCATCAGCGATGTACATCTTGGCACCAAGGATTGCCAGGCTGACAAACTCAACAACTTCCTCAAACACAACACCTGCGAAACACTGTATCTTGTGGGAGATATAATTGATGCTTGGAAAATTAAACAAAACAAATGGCGATGGAAACAAAGTCACACCAATGTTATTCGTCGTGTGTTGGGTCATAGCAAGCGCGGTACTAGGGTTGTATATGTGGCTGGTAATCACGACGAGTTTCTAAGACCCTTCATGCAGTATGGCATCGGGTTTGGCATAATTGAATTGGTAAATCAAACAGAACACATAGGTGCCGACGGTCGGCACTATCTTGTGGTGCATGGCGACTTGTTTGACGGTATAACTAGACTGGCTCCGTGGTTGGCAATGTTAGGAGACAAAGCATATGATTTCATTCTTGGGCTTAACACTAGGATTAATTGGATTCGTCATCGTTTTGGTTTTGGTTACTTTAGCCTTAGCCTGTTCCTTAAACACCGGGTCAAAAAAGCAGTAGACTTTATATTTCACTTTGAACATAATCTTGCCCAGTACTGCCGGAAACGCGGATTTGACGGTGTGATTTGCGGACACATACATCATGCAGAGATTAAAGATATAGATGGCGTAACATACATGAATGATGGCGACTGGGTGGAGTCATGCACTGCCTTGGTAGAACGTCATGATGGTACCTGGGGAATTGTAACATGGACACAGGAGAGTGACAATGTGGTTGATGATATTGATAGCAGTACATACAACGAACCCGCAAGATCAACCCGGAAGAATAGAATTAGTTTTCCCAAATCAGCTCAGTTGCGAACAGGTGCTGGCGACTATGAAATATGATTTAAAGTTTAAAACATTCAAGGTAACAGGGCAATGTCAAAAACAATCTTGATCGTTACAGACAATTTACCGGATCAAATCAATGGCGTGGTTACCACTTACAAAAATATTGAGGCGTGTGCGATTCGCGACAACTATCGTGTTGTATATCTTGATCCCGGGCGGTTCCGCTACTTTGATTGCCCTGGCTACAACCAAGTCAAGATTGCCCTTCCCAGGAATGTGGGCGCGATACTTGAGGAGATCCGTCCGGATCATATCCACATCGCCACAGAGGGTCCTGTTGGTCTGCGTGTTAGACAATATCTTGACAAACATCATTATCGCTACAACACTGCTTATCATACTAAGTTTCCAGAAGGACTTAGAAAACTGTTTGGCATACCTGAAGCCATTACTTGGCCTCTAGTGCGTTGGTTTCACAAACACTCGGGCAAGGTGTTGACCACAACTGAGACCATGGTGCAAGAACTACGAGAACATGGGTTTGACGGTGACATCATACCATGGACTCGCGGTGTAGACCGTGAAATATTCTATCCCAGAGAACGCTTGCCCAACGACAAGACTACCTTGGTGTGTGTCAGTAGAGTCAGCCGAGAAAAGAACTTGGATGATTTCTGTGGCATGAGTTATCCCAACTCACGCAAGATCTTAGTAGGCGATGGACCTTATCGTGCAGAATTGCAATCACGTTATCCAGACGTAGAGTATGTGGGATTCAAAACTGGTGCTGATCTAGCCTACTACTACAACCTAGCAGATGTGTTTGTGTTTCCCAGTCAATGGGAAACATTTGGCATTGTGATGATCGAAGCTATGGCCTGCGGAACTCCTGTGGCTGCGTATCCTGCCACTGGTCCCTTGGATGTCATAGACGAAGGCATCACAGGATGCATGAATCCTTACTTGAAGCAAGCTGTGACAGATTGCTTGTTCTTGCCCAGACATCGTGTGTGGGACGGCAGTCAACGCTGGTCATGGCAAACAGCCTGGGAAATATTCCGAGACAATTTGGTACCTGTTGTATAATAAATATCACACAGGAGAAGCCACTATGAAAAACACAGCAGTGGCGTTGTTATTCTGCCTAATCAGCTCTATAGCCCACGCCCAACAAATTGTCGACATGCAAAAGCAAATCAAATGTTCTGACGCATCTAGCGTGATGAGTTATTTTTCAATCAACTTTCAAGAAACGCCATTGTGGGTGGGCAAAACCACAACAGGCACACATATTACACTGTTGGTCAATCGGGAAACACGATCATGGACCATGATTGAATATGATGCCAGCATGGCCTGCGTATTAGGTGCAGGCGAAATCTCCAGCAAACCAGAAATTTAAACTGCCCAGTTTTCCCTGCTATATATTTGCATGGAAATAAAATATTGGTCACCTGGCGAACAGGAAAAAAAAGTTAGATGTACTCACAGATACTTTGTTGAGTATGAAAACGGTGAAACACACATAGACATACAATGTGGCAACATGGCTTACATACTGGGCTATGGTCAGCGTGAAATCATTGATTCTGTTGCACAAAACACTGTGAATTTTATTCGTGGCAATACAGGCGAAAGTTCACAAGGGAATAGTGCATTGGTCAATCAGATTTGCAAACTGGGCAACTGGGCAGCATTGACCTGGGCCGTAAGTGGGTCAGATGCTGTAGAGGCTGCTGTTGCCATGAATGATTCATACTGGCAAGCACAAGGTGAGGATCGCCCACAAATTTTGAGTTTTGATTGCAGTTATCATGGTACCACCATGCTGGCCAAACACTTGCGTGGAGAGTACCCCAGTCTTAGGCGTTCAGTTATTGTTCCTGGACCTCAATGGCAATATGCGTATCAACAAAAAGGTCGGGAACAGTTTACCTTGGCCAAAATTAAACAGCATTTTACTACTAACAAAAAAATTGGTTGCTTGATCATGGAAACTGTGAGTTGGTCTACTACTATGGCTCCGTATAGCATGGAATTTTGGCAAGAGATTAGAAAACTCTGCACCGACAACAATGTACTGATGATTGTGGATGATGTGGCATTTTGTTGGGGCACAAATGGCACAATGTTTGGTTATGAGTCTTATCTGGTGCAACCAGACATATGTGCCATTGGCAAATCACTCACAGCAGGGTACAGTCCGTTGGGCGCGGCTGTTTGCAATCAAAAAGTCAATGCGCAGTTAAATCAACAAACATGGAATCATGGGCACACATGGCAGCCCAACATGTCTGGTGTTGCAGCCGCACTTATAGCCACAGGGTTGATCACAGGACTATTATCTGACGCCAAACGAATTGAATGGGAATTGCGCAAAATAGCGCAAGAACTAGATCTCAACTGCCGTGGCGCCAACACGTACATGGCCTATGATTTTGATACAGAAGTTTCGTTGGCTGAATTGTCTGACGTGGCAAAATTTGCAGCCAGTTTACCTGGCGGACACAGTGTAAAGGTATTTGCACCATTAGGTGCAGATGCAAATTATTTTAGCCAACTCAAGGTTGGTCTTAAACAACTGCAAGATCGCAGAGATTAACGTTTATCTATGTAACCAGTGAAATATTCACCTGGTGGGTTGGCCTTATAGTTTTCCACACGCGTCAACAAGTTGGCATAGAAACTGTCTAACTCACCATTCCATCGTCCTGTCAATCCTTTGATGGCATGCAAACAATAATCCCAGTTTTGATCTCTATAGGCCTGCATCATGTCAGCATGCACCTTGAGATATGGTTCCAATAGTGGAAAATCTCCCAAGGGAACCTTTTCAACCACACAATAACTGGTACGTTTATTACTGTCAGGGGGAAATACAAATGTATCCAACTCCAGCACAGTGTAGTTGTCTGGCAGTGTGTCTAAGGCGTCTCCAAATATAATGTTCATGTGTAATCCTTTTAAATATGTATCATGAGTGTTGCGTTTGATTTAATTTCTGATTTGCATGCAGAGACCTGGGAAAAATTTGATTGGACTGGTCTAGCCACCAGCCCTTATTGTATTGTGGCTGGAGATCTTGCACGTGACCGCGAGATTGTGGTAAACACCCTGAAGCATCTTGGATCGTGTTATCAAGCAGTATTTTATGTTGATGGCAACGATGAGCATCGATATCATTACGACGACTTGAATGCCAGTTATGCCGATCTTGCTCGTAGATTAAAGAAAATACCCAACGTGGTATTTTTGCAAGACAATGTTGTAGTAATCGACGGAGTGGCTGTGGTAGGTACCAACGGTTGGTGGACATATCACCTTGACCCTTCAATAGATGCAGAACAAACTTCATTGTGGTTTCAAGATCAATGCCGAGTCAATGGTCAAGTTGCAAAAACTGTGGGACGGCTGGCCACAACAGATGCCAGTTATATGACTACCAGTATCAAACGACTTCAAACTCATACAGATGTTAAAAAAATTGTTTGTGTCACACACACTGTACCCAACTCAAGTTTGATAGCACACGACATCGGTCTTGCTGATACATTGCGATTTAACACAATGGGCAACGGATTCATGATGCGAGCATTGAGTGCAGATACCGAAAAGAAATTGCACACCTGGTGTTTTGGTCACTATCACGGATCAGTGGATCAAATACGTCAAGGTGTGCGTTTTGTCAACAACTGCAGGGGCCGGGGAGATACCGAATGGCGTCAATACGTATATCATCCCTTGCGCATTGTTGTAGACGATTAATTTACTGTCTCGGGTTCCAGTTTGATTTGCAGTGGGTAACTCTGTGAACGTGCGCTGAGTGTGACTTCGATGCCTTTTTGTTCGGCAATTTCATAAGGCAACACTGCCACAGTAGCTTGCCCGGCTTGATGAATATCTACAGTGATTTGTTCAGCAGTTTCAGCAGTATAATCAAAGTATTCAATCAGACTGTCTACAACAAAATCCATTGTGGTTTGATTATCATTCAAGTAGATAACTTTAAACATGGGAGGCTCTTTTACAGCCTCTGATGGCTTGATTCTTGTGCGGGTATCGCTTTGTGACATTTCTATTCCTTGCTACTCAATCAGTGACAGCAGGATTGCTGTCACTGTATTTACATTATATTACTCTTTGTAGGTAATAGCAATGGTCTTTGGTTTGGCTTCTTCGGGTACTTCACGTTTTAGGTGAACGTTAAGAATACCAAGTTCAAGATGTGCATTGCTGATTTCCACATGGTCAGCCAATTGAAATTCCCTGCGGAAACTTCGTTCGCTGATGCCTTTGTGCAAGTACTTTGTAGTAGAGTCTTCATTGTCCACAGCCTCACGACTGTGCTTGCCTTCAATTATCAAGAATTTTTTGTCCTTGGTAATACTCAGGTTGTCATGCCCAAAGCCAGCCACAGCCAAACTGATCATGTACTCATCATCATTGATTTGCACAATGTCATAAGGTGGGTAGTTGTTGTTGCTTTGTTGGGCATTCACACGCATGAGATCATCAAACAGGTTGTCGAAACCAATACCAAATTTGTGAATTGCGGGGATATCGAAACTGCGAAGGGTTAGAGTTTTTGTCATTTGTTTTCTCCTTTATTAAGCAAGATGACGGTTTGAATTGTAGCCCCACTATGGGCACTACATGTATATTTATAACACAAATTTCATTCTGTGTCAAAATATTTGGAAAAATTAATATGTTCGGGGAGGAAGTTGTTGGGCTTGTAGTTGTTTGCGCCAACGATTTTTGGCTGCACTGCGTTTGAGTTTTCTAGCAGTAGTGGGTTTGATGTAAAATTCATGTTCGCGGAGGTCATTCAGTATGCCAGAATTTTGCACTTTTTTCTTGAACTTGCGCAGGGCTTTTTCAATGTTGTTGTCTTGTACTAATACTGATCTAGCATGTGGTTTATTCATTTATTTCCCGAAGTGATTCAGGATTATTTACCAGGTCAGTGTTGATATTCAAGGTCTGGATTCCGCCCTTGCGATAACGTGTCAAATTGTACATGTGTGGCAATAGCACACGTTCTAGTTCTGAGTGCAGGCCACGAGCACCAGTTTTGTTGGCAATGGTGCGTTCTGCGATCAGATCCAAACTGTCTGCACTGAATTCCAGTTCGACTTGATCACGTTTGAATATCCATTGGTACTGGCTGACATAACTGTGTTTAACATCTTGCAGTATGCGCACTAAATCTTCTTTGTTGAGTTCTGCCAACGCCACCCAACTGGGGAAACGTCCCACAAACTCTGGAATCATGCCAAATTTAATCAAGTCTTCGGGTGTGGTTTTGTCTAATGTAACGCTAGTGCTGTCTGCTACAACCTGTGCAGAAAATCCTATTGAGGTACCTTTTACTCGACTCTTCACAATGTTGTCTAGTCCAACAAATGCGCCACCGGCAATGAACAAGATGTTGGCTGTGTCAATTTCCACTGTGTCGCCTGCAGGATGCTTGCGTCCACCTTGTGGAGTGATCCTACACTTGGTACCTTCTACCAGCTTGAGCAAGGCTTGTTGCACACCCTCTCCCGACACATCTCTTGTGATACTGGCACTCTCGCCACGGCGACTAATTTTGTCAATTTCATCCACAAACACAATACCGCGCTGTGTCTTGGCCACATCGCCGCCAGCGGCTGTGTACAGTCTTGTGATTAAACTTTCAACATCGTCGCCCACATATCCTGCTTCGGTCAAACTGGTGGCATCTGCAATAACAAACGGCACATCTAAATAACGTGCCACAGTACGTGCCAGCAATGTTTTGCCCGAGCCTGTTGGGCCTAACATGAGTATGTTGGCTTTTTCAATCTCGGTGTCAGGATCTGCATTGGCAATGCGTTTGTAGTGATTGGCAATGGCCACACTCAGTACCATTTTGGCATGGTCTTGCCCAATCACATATTGATCCAAGTGGTCTTTGATGGCTCTGGGATCCAAGGTATCATCAATTGCATCTTTAGCTTTGACCGATAGCTCTTCTTTAAGTAGAGTTTGGCACAGGTCCACACACTCATTGCAGATTGAAACTTCACTGCCCACAATGAGCTTGGCCACTGAATCTTTGTGTTTGCCGCAGAAACTACAGTTGTCTAACGTTTCGGATGATTTCATATTTAAATTGGTTTTACACGACGAGCAATGGCATCGGCTTCTGCGTCACTCAACATATCTGGATCGTATTCACCACTTGTGAGTTTGGCAATCAGGTGCTCAATATATGCATCATCGTATGTGTAGTTATCAGTTAAATTTTTGTCCACAATAATCCAGTGAAATCCGTTGAATTTATACAACACATTGGGCATTTGATCCACACGCATGTAGGTATCACCCTTGACTGGATTGGCAGGGAAACCAATACCAAATCCTGACGTGGGTTCTCTGCCCAAATCATTGTCTGCTATTAGACCCATCCAAGGCAATTCTTGAATTTTGCCTGCGGCTAATTTGGCACGTTCTTCTTTGATTGTGCGGTCAGGATTTTCACTCTTCCATTGTTTGATTGCGGCTTTGATACCTGGGTTGTCATGATCTTCCGACTCAATGTCTTGTGCCACTGCATTTAAGTAATCCTGATTAAACTCTATAGGTTGGATGTGACGTGCTTGATCAAACTCAGCAATAACTTCTTCTACTTCCGCTTCGTTGAGGGGGTATGTCTTGAGTTCATCATACATCCAACCTGGCGGATGTGGGTCTTGTGGTAGTTCATGGTCAAATGTGTCTGCAGGATGTTCTCCTGGATCTGTAAACAGTTGACTTGTAGTAACTGTTTTGCCTTGGGGCAGTTCTGGTTCCGCAGTTGCACGTAGTTGTTCTATTTGTTCTTCTGACAATGGTCCATCGTCAGCTTCGTACGCAGGACGCAGTCTGCGTTCACGTTCCCACTTTAGACTCTCTGTGGCAGCCAACACCATCATGATGGCTAGCGGATCAAACACCACCACAAGTATGATGATGACCCAACGCACAGCACGTTCTAAGAGATTGGCGTCCGGGTTGTCCCCGTAGATGAACGCCGCGATATACTTAATTGGCCCAACTTCTGCTTCGACCTTACGTACCTCGGCGGCAATAGGCGCACGGGCATCGTTAAGTTCCGCAATGGACTTCTGCGACTGTAGTATTTCATTTTGAAGTCTAACACGCTCTTTCTGCTGGGCTTTTCGCAGAGCCACAGCCTTGTCGGCACCTTTTTCATCTGCTGAGCGGCCCAATACCGAGTCCACTCCCTCATCCATCTGTTTAAGTGCCTTACGGTTTGCTTCAATATTTTCCTTTTGGGTCTTGATCTTTTCATCATATATTGCAATCCGGCTTATTACATCGCCACTGATTAAATTTTGATCACTGTGTGCTTTTGATAGGAAACCAAAAATACCCATGCTAGTGATAACCATGAGCATGCCCACAGCCGGCACAAGGTATATTTTCATCAGCAGTCTACAACGATCCCAATACTCGTGCAACCACACTGTGACAGTGACCTTGGCCACTTCTAGTATGGATCCCATAATAATAATAGGGATAACGGCACTGGCAAAAATAGCAGTAAGGCCCAGGATACTGTACCAGGCCGCAACCACGCTCAATGAAAGAGCGGTTAATAGTGTGAAATAACTGAGGAACATAGATTTATTTATTGGGTGGTATACGAACTGTGACGGCTAGTTTAACGGCCAACCATGTGGCAATCTTCTCATCTGGTACATCAAACCACACCCAGAGGGTCTTGCTGTCATTCCAGATTAAATCTTCCAGTCGACGTCGAACATGATTTTGACCCTTCCAGTTGTTGACACCAAAGGCCTGATTGAGTTCACGAATCACTGCATACCAGACTTTGATATCACGCAACTCAACCTGAATACGGTGCATGACCAAGGGCGTTGATCTAAGAGAGTTAAGGGATTCAAACGTGCTCAACGCAGAGGTTTCAATTTCAACAGACATTGCTATCCTTCTCACTGTTTTTATCTACAAGGCATACTCCACTGGGTACCAGCCAGTGTTTTGACCTGTTGCCAGGTCTAGCCAGTGTCTCATCCTACGGGATTTACGTTTCTGATGCCACGGCGCACGGCAGGACCGGTTACAGATCTATTCCTACAGTGCCCATTAAACAACCCACCTCCCTGATCATGCACAGTGATTGTACTGCGACTGCTAGGCGTTGTCAACAAGTTTGAAGATACTCAAGATGTTGCTCAATTTCTTTGTAGATAGATTGAGCATTGATTGGAAATTGTTCTTGTTCAAACATTGAACCATTGTATATTCTACAAATTTTAGATAGATTGTAATTGATCCAGCCTTGCTCTATTACGGTACAATCAATTGTCATGTCCCGATTGGCAAAAATATTCTCTAATATTGTATTGCATTTGTTGTAAGATTGAAACCCTTGATTCATTTCAATGAATTTTTCCCAAAGTGCAAACAATGATTGATCAGGGAAAAAAGTTTGATTTAAAAATATTGCCAACTCGTTTAGACTCTTACAAAACTTTGGAAAAGAATAAAAAGAATTGAAAGAGAATTCAAATAAAGGTTGGCTGACCTCAGTGAATTCGTTGTAAAAATCACTGTAACTATTGCGTTCGTTGAATTTACTGTACCAATTATTTCTGACCGCAACTGGGTCTTTTCGAATAACATCAGGGATAGACAACATTTGTTTTTCGAACCCAACATCACCGGCACGATACATCAAATTGGTAAGTGCAATAAAAAATTGTTGATCATCTGTTGGGTCAATAGTAATTCTTATGACCTGATCAGTGTTGTTGAATTTTATATTGTCCGAAGAATAATGCCCACATTTGATGTGTCGATTTCTCAAATAGATGGTATCAACTGCATGCGAAGCACCAAGAGAATTAAACAGCACACTTTGCCCTGGATCAGTTTGCATGATATAGACATTGCTTATATATTCTAAGAAATGTCCGTGTGTACTACCATGAAAGTCAATTTTTATCATGTGCCTTGGTCAATTCACACACAAGGAGAAACTGCTCGTATGCTAATTTCACAGCAGGATTGGTCAACAGTTGTTGGGCTTCCTTTTGCATGGCCCGGATACCAGCATCAACAATTTCCCTGGCACTGGCAATTTCCAAAGTGTAGACGTCATCGCCCAGGGCCTTGTTCAAGCGTTGCCAAGCCTGTTGTTGTTTTTGGGTTAGTGGATGCTGGCGTGGACGCATGGCACTGGCATCACGCACAGCCTCACTCATGTTGTCTTCAGCCACACGCCCGGCAGCAATCATTGGTGCCAGTGCAGGATCAATGTTGTAGCGTGTGCTACGGCCGCCAGGATAGCACATGATCAAATGGTTACCTTTGGGCATGGCATCCATGAGTTCATAGTCATGTTCCATTACTGGATAATACCTACGCCCACGTTTTTCGTAATAGATCTTTTTGGTCATTTACACACTTGTGCAATTTTATCTACATCCATGTTGGCACGAATGGCTTCAATGCGGCATTGGCTGTCTTGATACTCTTTAAGAGCCATGCCTGCTAACGGTGCACCAATAATAACAATCATAACAATCGCATACCATTTCATATCAGTGCCCATCCGGTGTCTCCCAGGTGTTGTTTTTGTAATCCCAATGTCTACTATCGTAAAGATTAAACGTCAGTTCGTAGCCGAATAGCCCTAATTCAAGTTTAACACCTGCGTGGTCGCATCTAGTTGTCCAATTAAAGTTAAAATGCAACAGGTGATCACAGTCTTGAAATACTTCCAATTCAAGATATTTGTGTTTGAATGGCGTACTCCAAACACGATTGAAAATATGATTGAATGACACTCTGGTCAAAGGGTACTCAATTGCAAATTTTAAATTGATCATTGTAGTTCCAAGTTTGCAACCAGTTGATCTGTGGGCACACTGTTTTGCACATAGCCTTCTGCTACCATGTTGTAATAGTGGCCGCTGGGTGGCTGTTCATAGGATTGGTCAGTCATTTGATAAACCAATGCAGTGTCTGATCCACGATCAGTATGCACTAAAACCGTGAACCGTGTGTAGTGATACGGATAGCCTTCCAGTCGATCCAGTGCTGCCAAGTTGTCATCTGTGATTTCCCACAGCACACCGTCACACCAGTTGCCTGCCGCAGGTTCAATGTCTGCAAAATGGCGGAATACTAGCGCATAGTCATTGATCCATGCCGGTCCCAGACAAACAGCGCCCGGACATCGGGCTGCCATTTGCTCTAGATTAGTGTTCATACCATATGCAAAATACTTCAAACTTTTTCACCTGCTTCGAAATCACGGAAACGTAAAAATCTGGGGAATCTCAAACTGTATGATCCGTCTTGGTTTTGCGTAACTGCATCAGCCTGGATCTCAACCAAATGACCAAGAAGAAGATCCCGGCTACGCCAATATTCATCCCTATCGCCATCAGACAGGCCACTGCCAACATTAACACAGATATGTCTTCCATTGTCATCTCCTTCACAGATTATAGCACCCAATCGGTCAGCATTGCGACCAGTACCTTGCTCGAAACCTACAATTTTCAAATCCACTGTGATGGTGGGCTTCCATTTCATCCAGTAGTCAGTGCGTTTGCACAAGTACGGAGCATCCATGCTCTTGATCATGATGCCTTCAAAGCCACCTTCCACAGCGGCTTCGGCATAGCGTTGCATGATGTCATGTCCTTCGGCTGTGTCCAGGTCCACGTCCAGGCCGTTCATGATCTGTAGAGGACCATCTTCAGGCAGTTTCACTCGGATACGTTCCAAACTCTCAATACGTTTGTGTTGTTGTGCGTTGAAGTGACCTTCTTGAAAACTGGCCAAGGGCAACATGTCAAAAATATGATATGTCATACCTGTGGTCACTGCATTGCTTTTGCGATGTGCTTGCTTCATCAACTTCTGAAAACTCTCGCCCACAATCTCACCATCCAAGACCAGTCGTTGATGTACTCTGTGTCCACCACCATCGCCCAGCATGAACTTGGTGCTGTGTTGTCTGACAGCATCCTCAATTTCAGGGAAGTTTTCAAACACCTTGCCATTGCGGCTGTACAGTGTGACATCACCATCTTCAATCACTGCCAACACACGCACACCATCCAGTTTGCACTCCAGGCGTTTGATGCCTTTGAGTTTTTTGGGTTGGTCTGTTGAGTCTTGTGCCAACTGACAAGTAAACACCGGAATTCGCCACTGTGTTTTGCCCAGCACCTTGTTCAAGGTCTTTTCTGATATGCCACAACGCAGGTCTTTGATCAGCACACGTCGGCAAAGATTGTTCCATTCTACACTGTCAAAATGCTTCATGCACTCTGCAATGGCATCTCTAGCACGATGTCCAGTGAATGTTCTTGTGCGCAGGCCTTCCAACAAGCCCCAGAACACAGGCCAAGGATTGGGTGCATGTTCAATGCCCTCGCTCTCGGGCACTTGTCGCACATGGAATGTGTAGTAGGGATTGTAGGCTTGGTAGCAGTTGAACAAAAAACACTGAGCATTGGCACTGCCCAACTTGGCCGCCATCAAGGCTTTTTCAATCACTCGCTCTTTGTGCAAGCGACTGTCGGAACTTTCAAGATCTCTTATCCAATCGGCTGCCACAGGGATACCGTTGAATTGGTGGTGGGTGAAGTCAATGTCATTCATATATTTACAGTGTTACCATGATGAGTTATAGAATACTTTCAAGCCCAGGAACAATTCTGCCCGGGCCATCTGGATGAATTTTAAATCATTCTCGTAGTAGTAGTCATCTGCATCATTGCCAAAAAAGAATCCTGACGTGCCCGGCAGTTCACGGGCTTTTACCACGTACTCCAGCAAATCCAAATCGTCAGCGTCAAGTTCCAGTTCAATGCCGTTGAAGTTGTCTAGTTCACGCAGTTCATTGCCTTCACGAGCCAACCACAATCGAGCCATCCAGCCATGCAGGTTGGGGTGTTTGCGCCAGTATGCAATGTCTCGCGGTTTATTGACGTTGGGGTTGCGGTGTTCTTTGTGATCTGGATCCCACTCTGAACCTTCGTAAAATTCTGCTTGCTGGCCTGCTCTGGCGGCCACGTATGCGTACATGTCTAGTCCCATGTTACCCCCAGATACTTTGAATAATGGCACAGATGAAGACTGCCATGGCGCCAAAAAACAGCACAGGCTGAATCACAAAGAATATCAAAAAGCCTTCAAGGAATTTGGGATCTCTAAAACGTTTCATTGTTTGTCTCCGTCAATCAAGTGGAACATTTTTCATTGGCTCAGTACCCGTCCAGTGTGCCTGTGTCACACACACGCCTCGGTACTGTACACCCATTGGGTGCTCACCTTTTTTGGGCAGTGTTTTGATTGCTCGCTCGCATGCAGTTTTGCTGGGCATGGTCACAGGCACTTTGTCTATGAAGTTGCCACCAGGACTGATAAAGGCAACAATCAATACCCATTCGTTTATCATACAGCCTCCAACATGTTGGCAGGCACCTTCCACAGCATCACACCGTCTTTGACTGTGACATACTTGATGGCAACCTTGGTCACTGTGCCTTGTACCACAAGACCACCACGTTTGGCGCTGGTGAACTTGACTGTGTCACCTTTGGTGAATGTGCGGATCTTTTGCTTGCCTAACTGGGCACGAGCATACTGCACCGCACTCACAATGCTGTTGAGCTGTTCGTTTGTGAAGTTGCCAAACATGATGGCAGTGTTTACTTCTTGGATTGTTGCGTATGTCATCTCAGGCTCCTTTTGTTACAATATGTCCATATTATAGCATTTTGGCAATTATTGGTCAACCACCAAAACGGTAATACTCAAGTATTACATGCTCCAGAAAGTTTCGCTGGCGGGTGAGCAACAGTTGGGGGTGTTGACATCCTCTTCATACTCTTGACCTGTCATGAGATTGGTACGTGTGACCATCTTGGGTTTGTAGTACTTGGTGGCAATGATGCTGAGTTGGTCCACAGTCCACCCTGCCTTGTTGCAAAGACGAGTGCGAGTGGCACGTGCGGCACCGAACGTTTTGTATGCCCGGGTTTTCATGGGACCATCTGTTACAATAAGTCCAGTACCCTTTGAAACAATGTAATACATCTTTGGCTCCTTTTTGTTACTCTATGCCTATATTATAGCAAAATGGGCATTTCTGGTCAACCAACAAAAAGTAGTACTTGAGTATTACACTAAGGCTCGTGCTTCTGCGGGGGTGTATTCACTGCTACTCAATGTGGCTTGTGGTGGCACTGCATTAGGTTGCTGTGGAACGTCATTGTCTGCTTTGAGGCCCACAGCGTTGATGCCTGCGGTGTTGCGTCCTTCACGTAGCGCACCCACCATGGCCTGGCCGTACTGATTGGCTGTGTTGGCAATGGCTTCTAAAAATTCAGCAGCCATTCCAGTTTGTGTTTCTTGTCCGTACCCGGCCAATGCAGGAATAAAAGCAGTGATAGGCAACTGAGCACCAGCAGTGAGTGTGGCGTAGTTGATGCTTGCTTGTGTTTGGAACGTGGCTTCGTTGGCACTGTGCTTGGTCATTTCAGTCCAGGCAGTATTCAAGGTAGTGGTGGCCGTTCCCATGGCAGTGATGGCCGTGCCAATGGCAGCATTAGCGGCTGTGATCAATGCTGTCAATGCTGAATCATATGTGGCATACAAGCCGGCGGCAGGACCTGACGGAATTGTAATTGCAGGCGGAGTTCCGTAGGCACTGGTTACAACACTGACCATTTGTGAATATATTGTGTTGAGTGCGGTCAGTGTACCAGCAGCCAGTTGTGCTGTGATTATTGAAGTCACAGAAGTCAAGTCAGTATTATAAGGAATGCCGGCTGCTGATCCAAAAAAGTCTGTGGTCAAATAGGTGCCATTTGGCCCTGACCCTTTGGCCAATGTGCTTTGGTAATATGTGGCCACTGCGGCAGGAATAGGTGTTGTGGTATTGGCCGCCAAGGGCAGACCTTTTAGTGTGCCTAATTTTTGTGAATATGCTGCCGTCTCGGCTGCTGTTTGCGTCAGTGTGGTCATTGTAGTATTGCTGCCAGTTGTTGTGTGGTTGTCCCTGTTATGCCTTTGACCTGTTGGAATGCAATTTGCAATGCACGACTAGCGGCAGCATTGGCTTGAGGAACAATTTTGGCCAACTCGTCACAGCCTGTGGGACTGACAGAACCTGAATTCAAAATAGGTACTATAACAGAATTTACTGCACCAGTTTCATCGTATATCAACACAGGGCCATCTGGCGTGGGCAGTGTTAGACTGCTGAAACTTGTGGGAAACAGTTTTGAAGGATTCAACAAGTCAGCCATAGTCTCAATTCCAGGTGTGGTGCAATCTAATATGGACAACACATCTGTTAAACAATCTCCAGTCACATTGAGCAATGCAGGATATGCACGTTTTTGTAATATATCAAATTGATTTTGTGTGAGTCCTTCAGAATTAAACAAACTTTGCACATTGTTGTTCACAAGATCTGAAATGTCTGAATCAGTTAGTCCTTGAGTTCGTAATGCAGTGGTCACACACGGAGTTGATCCATTTAATATATTACCACACTCGGCTAAATTTTGAAGCAATCCTGCAGGTGTACCAATTGAATTTGGTCTAGAAAATTTGATTACACATCCAACATTGGCCAAATCTGCTCCAAAAGCAGGAAATGCCAAATTAACCTGTGCTATGTCGCCTGTGATCAAATTGTTCATGTTGCTGAATGTGGGACCAAGATAATCTGTACTATTGGCGTTGACTGCACTGTTGATAATGTTGTTGGTGAGACTGATGTACCCTTGTGCGGCACCAAAGGCCTGTGCAAACTTGCCAAAGTCTCCACCGCCCAAATAAGTGCTGGCTGCTGTGGTAATAGTAGTAGCATAACCGGCATTGCCCACAGTCCACGACACATTGCTGGGCACACTATCTCCCAAGGCAGGACAATAGTTGCCTGACACATTGGCCCCAATGGCTTTGAGATTGGCCAATGTGCCCGCACCAATGCTCAATGAAACATTGCTGGCGGCCTGACCAATGGTGTAAATCAAATTGGCTATGGGTGCAAGGGAATTGTATGCGGCAATATTGTTGGCCAATTGTGTGTTGGCTGTTATTGCATTGCCCGAGTAAAATCCCACACCTGCTGTGAGTTGTAAGGGTGTTGCGGTCGACTCTGCCATTATGCTGCTCTCACTGTGCTAGAACCTGCCACACGACTGTGTCCACAAGTATCACTATCACCATCACGTATGACTGGGTTTCCACCAGCACGTACTGTGCCCGACCCTCCTGCGGTCACTGCCGAACAGTGTATGCCACAACCTGGTTGTCCACAACAAGGATGCGGTGTTACTGAAATACCGGGTATGACGATGGGACGGTTATTTACTCGCACAGAAGCCACACCTGAAGTGTTGACACCACCTGATCCATTTGGATCACCTTGTCGTTGTACTGCTGGCATACGGTTCCTTGTTCAAATGAGATTGAATTCTGTTGAAATATTCTTTGGCTATTCTAGCATTATCTTCAGGATCATTGATATGAAACGTCGGTGTTTGGTGCAAATCGGGTCTAGATAAATTCCAAAAATTTATGTTTGATTGATATGGTTCAAGTTCGGGAGATATCAATTTTGCACACCCTTCATTGAGTTGAACTAATTTTTCTTCAGATATTCCGCCAAGATTGAATACCAATCCAATCCCTTTAGCCAGTATTTTGTAAAACTTTCCTTCAAGCAACGCAAAATCTTGATTCCAGTGTATGTTGATGCTGAATTCTAATTCAAAAAACTGTTTTGCATATTCGTATATTTCATCAGAAAATCTTGGCTCCCACTGTGGATTTTTTTCTAGTCTAGATTTTTTTTCAAAATATAAAGATACAGGTCCTACAGTTTCGTACAATCGTTTTTCTGCATAATATTCCGGCAGATACGGTCGGCCAATGTGATCTAACAATTCACTGCCAAGAAACATGCCGTTTACTTTGGCATCATGCAAGAATGGTTCATGCAACATGTTATGATAACCTTCGTCGAGCATACCTTTGTATTTCCAAAATTGTTTACTGACTCGACGATATCCTTTTGTAGGCATCAGTGTTTTGAATACCTCTGTACCATTTACTATGATAAAAAAAGTAGCTGTGTCAGACAGTGCCTTTTCAATCTGCAAAGAAATTGTAAAATTAGTACACGAAGGAATAGAAAGATTATATACTTGCACTCCGGGAATAATTTGAGTCAATTGATGTTTTAACTTAGATGACCAATGCATCTGCATGTCCGTTTCGGGACTTACATAACTAAAACTATCACCGCAGATGTACACAGCGTTTTTTTGCTGTTGCACTGGTTGTGACAGTTTGTGTTTTTTCAATTGTTACCCCATTAAGATTTTGCTGCGAACAGGCTTGATACCTGTTGTGGCTTCCAAATAACTGTCCCCAACGTCTTCACGCACAGGGGCAATCATGGCCACGCTAGATCTATTTACCGTGACATCTGCTTCGGGATCTGCAGTGAACAATGAGTTCATCAACTGTATGCCTTGCTGACCGGGTACCACTGCCACAGGCTTGCTCAGTGTGAGAGTACTGCTGTCAAATGCTGTGACCTTGGCCACAATTTCTTCACCATAGCCCATGCGCATGGTATATGTTTTTCCTGTTTCAATGCTCATTCTAGTTCCTTTTTAACTATTGCCAACTGATAATTTACCAACCCCAACTTGAGCCTGTGATAAAACATGTTCACAAAGGCATCAATACTTTGTTTGCAACGACCCAGGTAATGCTGGTCATCTTCCCAAAGATAGTCGTCAAACAACATCACACCACCGGGACGCAACAAACCAAAACACATCACAGCATCTGCTAGTGCATCATCTGCGTTGTGACTGCCATCCACATAGACGAAGTCGTATTGACGTTGATCTACGATCAGTTGTGCCAGTGCAGGGAAACTCATGTTAGCGTGGACTTCAAGTGTTTGTCCAGGCTTTTTAACCTCTGCTGTGTTGGCACGGAAGCGTTGTTCGATACTACGATCTTCAGGTATTGAATCATAACTGAATGCTGTGACAGGACGGTCAGCAAATGGATCAATGCAGGTAATGGTGCCTGTGTCTGCCAGCATGTTTTCCAACATCCAGCAGGTACTGCGGCCTTCGTGGCTGCCTATTTCCAATATGCTATCAACTGTTTTTTGTTTTTGTAAGTAGTTGGTGATGTAATCAAAATTGACCAGTGCATTGCTGAACCAGTCAGATGTAAATTGTGGCATTACATCAACCTTTGGCGCAGTTCCTGAAATCCACCCACATACTCATCGTCCAAGAAGATCTGTGGTACAGAACGTGCAGTGGGCACTGACTCCAACAGTTGTTCACGTGTCCAGTCTTGACTGATGTTGCGTACTTCGTATTCGATGCCTTTCATTTCCAACAAGCCCTTGGCCTGTTCGCAGAAGGCGCATTGGTCTTTGCTCCATACTATTGCTTTCATTTTGTTTTCCTTTTGGGCTCTACTTTAATAATGCATGGTGAATCAATACGATCCGACATGGCTTTGACACCGTCTGCCCAGGCATGCATCTTAACTGACAACCAGTCTAAAAATTGCACTCTCAGGCATCGATTCTTTTCTTGAATCTTTTCAAACTTTTGCATCACGTTGCGAATGTTCTGAAAGTCTTCAGAATCTCTTATTGCAGTATTGGGTTTGTACATATTTTTCCTTTTATAAATCTGGTAATTCGTCGTAGTCTAGTTGATCACTCATGACGCCGATAACATAGTTAGTTGATTCGTTCTCTTGCAGTGCAGTTTGTTTCTTGCTTGTGTCCACATGCTTCATGAACCAGGGAATGGGTGTGCTTCTAGGTGCAGGCTCTTGATACTTGATACCAATCTCTTTGAGTGCGCCCACTGCTGTGTAGTCCACAAAGTCTTTCAAAATCTGTGCATTGAGTCCGATCACTGGACCTTTCTGGAACAAGTAGTCAGCCCAGGCCTTTTCTTCACAGATCACATCCAGGTACATTTGGTACACTTCGGCTTCACATTCTGCTTTGGCAGCGGCAAAGCGCGGATCCTCTTTGACAACTTGATTGATAATCCAAGCAGTCCAATCCCGGTGCAGAATTTCGTCCTGCAGGATCAGGCTAATGATGTTGCCGTTGCCAATAAAGATACGGTTCTCTACCATGGCCAGTGATGTAGCAAAACTTACCATGAAGCGGAATGCTTCCAATGCATAACTAGCATTCAGTGCCAACCAAATTGCTTTGATATGTTCTTGTTCAAGAACCATACCTGTCATTTCACTGCTGAGTTCTTTATGGCAATTTATTCTGTGTAGTTCGTCGTAGTACTTGCCAACACTTGATGCCATGTCCACAATCTCTTGTGTGTCGTGAATGGTGTTGAACACATCCTTGGGCACGTTGTAGATGTTGCGAATGATGTGACTGTATGAACGACTGTGGATGTTGGTTTCAAAGAAACTCCAGTTGTACATCAGTGCTTCCAGTTCTGGAATGCCCACCACAGGAGTAAACACCTGTGCTGGACCACGTCCTTGCAAACTGTCTAATGCTGTTTGGCGTAACAAGTTTGATGTAAAGATATGCCGCACAGTGTCTGACGCTTCCTTGAAGTCATTGGCATCTTTGGTTAATGATACTTCTTCTGGAATCCAGAAGAAGCCACGTGCTTCTTGTTCAAATTTCACAAGTTTGTTGTACTTGACTTCTTCAAAGCGTTGGATGGTTACAGGACCTGCTGGGTCCAAAAACATCTTGCGATGTAAGTAATCAGTTTTGGTGGCTAGGTTGTATTGTGCTTGGCTCATGTTAGTTCCTTTATTTTATATGTTATTTTTCCTGTGTGGAGATCATGTTCCACCATTACCTGGCTGTTGGGTGCATTGATCACCGCAGGGTTTGCCGGCAGTTTCCAATGTCCTGTGTCCAAATAAAGTCTATTACCGCCGTGTTGCATGCCTGCTCTGGGCACAATCAACACTGGCTGCTTGTCTGTGTCAACTCGCAGTCGGCGAACAGACTCATTCACAAACTGTGCGTTGGCATCAATTACATATCGACCAGCATAGGTGTTGTTGGTAGCCCAGTCTACATAGGTTGGTATGGGTGTTAGTTCTGTCGCACCCACAGGCAATCCCACTTTTGACTTGATGGGTTTTTTGTATCTCTTTGACAACAACAAGTCGATGTATGCCACAAAGCGAGGATCAACGTCCACGCCTGGAGAGAACTTATGTTGTTCATGTGCTTGAATCAAACTGCTGGCAATGTCCGTGGATATCGGCACAGCATATATTTCTAAGAAATACTGCCCGGGCAAAAATCTCTTGCACGGCTGCCTGGGCAAGCTGTTGTAAAGTCCTTCGCCCCAGATGTTGTCATCTACAGTTTCAGTGAACACCACGGTTTGGTCATGCTCACAGGCATGATCATAGCGTTGATTGATTAGTGTGATGCGGTCTTGCAGTTTGAGTACCTTGATTACTTCACAGCCCAACCGATAACGATCAGGATCTGACTCGTAGGCCACAATGCTACGAGCACCATGTTTCAAGGCCAGCATGCTCAACAGGCCTGTGCCAAATCCAATCTCCACACAATGCTGATCTCGCACTTCAGTCAATATTTGATCATAGAAGTGATTTCGCGAGACGTCATTTAGCATGGAGAGATATACCCCATCGTGATTGTCAAAATCAACGCGATCTAGAAAGTCCATGATTATAGTTTACAAGATTCGCAGTCTTCCGCATCGTCAAAGTCAATCACTTCCAAGGGTGCTTCTTCTTTGGCTGCTCGGGCACCTTGTTTGTTGATCAGACTGTAATAAAATGTCTTGATACCCCAGTGATGTGCTTGCATTAGATTTCGAGCAATCAAGGTGGTAGGTACTTTGCGATCTGCAAAGTGTGCAGGATTGTAGAATGTGTTGGTGGATATTGACTGATCAATATATGCTGCCAATACTGCGGCTGTTTTCAAGTAGCCCACACAATCTTTTTGTGCCCACATCATTTGATATCGGTTCTTGAGTCTGTGGTACTCGGGCACAACTTGTGTAAGGCTCCCTGCCTTGCTTTCTTTGACTGAGATCAAACTCATGGGCATTTCAATCCCATTGGTGCTATTGATAACCACTGAACTTGACTCCACAGGTGCCACTGCCATCAAGGTGGCATTGCGCACACCATGGGCTTGCATGTTGCCACGCAGGGTATTCCAGTCTAGTGCAGGATCTGGTGTGAAGTCTGTGAGTTCGTTCACACCTTGGGCACGTAGTTCCCAAGGAAATACTCCTTGTCCATAGCGTGTCTTATCTGAGTCTTTACAACGACCACGTTCCTTGGCCAGTTCCACAGTGGCTTCGGTCAAGTAGTAGGCTTGATGTTCCATCCACGTCTTGACTTCAGCCAAGGCGTCTCGTTCTCCGTATTTGAGACTGCGTTTGGCGTGCCAGTAGGCCAGGTTGGTGATTCCAATGCCCAAGGGCTGGATCTCGTCGTTGGATAGTTGAGACTGGATGGAGAGAAAGTCTTGATAGTCAAGAATGTTACACAGGCTACGCTGAAGTATGCGACAAGCCCGACGCATGTCTTCTGGATTACGGAACGCACCCCAGTTGATTGAGCCAAGTGTGCAAAGAGCAATACGACCATCACGGTCATCCAGACGTTTAAAGGGTTTAGTAGGAAGAAGTATTTCACAGCAAAGGTTACTCTGGTAAATGGTATGATATTCAGGATCAAAAGGACCTTGGTTCATGACATTGTCAATAAACACAAGATAAATGCGTCCGGTGTCAGTGCGTTCTTTCAAAATGCCTGACCTAAACACTTCCTCCGCAGCCATCGTTTTCTTACGGAGACCGGGCGCTTTTTCGTATTTCACATACAGATCTTCAAAGCGTTCTGTGTTTTGATAAAATGCTTCGTACAAGTCAGGCACTTGGTTGGGGTCAAAGAATGTGATGTTTTCTTTGTTCTTGAAACGTCTCCAGAAAAAGGCCGAAAGGACCACACCGTAATCCATGTGCCTGACCCGGGTCTCTTCTGTACCTTGGTTATTTTTAAGCACAATAAGATCATCAAACTGAAGGTGCCAAATAGGATAGAAAACAGTAGCACTTGCATTGCGAATACCTCCTTGACTACAACTACGTAAATCACCAAACCACTTTTTCAAAAAAGGAATCATGCCTGTGTGCATGATTTCACCACCACGGATGGGACTGCCCAGTGGACGCAAGCGACCTATCTCCAGGCCTATGCCAGCACGTTTGCTGGCATACTTGGCCATCATTTCTCCGGACGCGAAAATACTGTCCAAATCATCATCCGACCTAATAAGTACGCAACTACTAAACTGTTTAGTAGGAGTACCAAGGCCTGCCAACACCGGCGTGGCCAAAGTAAAAAGTCCGTCACTAGCCGCATTGTAATATTCCTTTATGTAACGCATCCTGGCCGTGTTAGGCTCTTCTGTGTGAAACACCGTGGCCGCTGCCACCATGTACCTAACTTGCGGAGTTTCATATATTTGTCCTGTACTACGATTTTTTACTAGATATTTTTCAATCAACTGCTCCACTGCGGCATAACTGTAGCTTTCGTCTTTGGCATGATCAATCATGTCGTTCATGCGGTTCCAGTCATCTTCCGAATACCACTCTAAGAGTTCAGGAGTGTACAGGCCAGTGGCCACATTGGTTTTCACAATGTCATACAAGTGTGGAGGATCGTATGAACCGTAGACATCTTTGCGTAGCATTGATAATCTTTGCTTGCCTGCCACGTACTGATAGTTGGTGTGTCCAACATCAGGATTGGATTCCACATCAATCAGGTCCACAATGGCACGTAGGGTAATACCATCAATTTCTTTGGTGGTGATACCATCATAAAAATGCAACTGTGCTTTGATTTCTATCATGCTCTGACTTACGTCAGCTGTTCCGGCACACACTTTGGCCACTTGTGCTTGCCATTTTTCAATTTGCAAAGGCTCACGAAGGCCACTGCGCTTTACAACTGTAATACTTTTCATCTCTTCCTAACGAATTTTTTGTTTTATTTGTTCTTGACTGACACGGTGTCGGGGTTTTGACTTACCCAGACTGATATTTAACACTTGATCAGGATCCCAATTCAGTATATATTTCTCTTGGGCAACCAGGACTAAATTGTCACTTTGATACTCAATCATGCAGGCATCCTGCAGGTCTTCACGGTCTAGCATAGTAATAGTATACATGATTCCCAGCCCTCTTGCAACCGGACAATACTGGTCATCACTCAATAATTGCCAAGGATCAGGCCAATCTGCTTGGTCGTCCCAGTGCAAATGATAGGCTGTCCAAGGAGTCTGGAACCACCACTGATTAATTTTGATCAAAGCAGGCTCTGAGTCCAGTTGACGACATTGCTGTCTTAACTGTGCCCAACTCTCCAGCCGCTCACTGAAGTCTCTAGGCCACATTGTTTTTAATAACTACGGCCCAGATGTGTCAAACTGTAATAAATTTTACCAGCGGCTCTAACAGAATTGGTAGTATACTTTACACTCATTGTGCTGCCTACATCAGTGACTTCTAATATTACATCAGTGTCTGAATTTTGTACAAAATCGTCTGTATAACTCAGTCCGTCTCCTGCTGAATCGTCAGCATCATTGACCACTGTTAGAGTGCCTGTTCTTACTGATGTTTCTCTAGTGATTGTGTATTCCATACTGAACGCTTTGATTTGTGCTGAACTCACTGTGAACAATGTGGTAGCAGTAGCACCAGCACTCAGTGTTGCTTGTGTACCAGTTTCCCTAACAAAACTGCCCATTTGAATCTGGGCAGCACTGTCAATGCCAATACTAGCCGGTACAGTTTGTGTGGCAGCATTAAAGATTTTGATTCTAGGATAGGTACCACTGAAAGCTGTGGTACGTTGGAACATGTCACCAACGCTGATGTTGTTGATAGCGTCAATTGTAATCACTGCTGATGCAGGAGTTGAAGTCCCGCTGAAGTGATTGCCTACATCATAAAAAACATTGTAACCTGTGGCATTCAAACTTACACCATTGATGTAAATACCTTCTTCGTAGATGTTGTCAAACACATTGCCTATGAATTTTACACCAGTGGGTCCACCATTGCTGGGAGCGGCACCACCTAGTATTGCTCCTTGGTACAATGTGTCAAGTTGGCCATTGCTGACCACGCATCCTTGTATTTGTTGTGCAGTATTCATGCTGTAGGTAAATCCTGAAAACTTACAATTATTAAAATTTACTTGTTTGCATGGCAAACTTGCGGTACTGGCCCAGTCAACTGCAACTGTGCCATCTACAGAGGTAGTGAGATCAGCAGTGGTCAATGGTCCAGTAAAGTCCATATTGCTAAAAGAACATTGTTGTGCATTTTCAATTAACAATGTGTTATTCATCTGATCTGTCACAATGGCCATGCTAGACATTTCAATATTCTGTGGCGGGGCAGCACCGTTGGTGGCAATGTTCACGCCTGTTTGTTGCAAACTGTCAGCAGTCTGTACCACATAACTGGGCAATGATTCAGCAGCCCAGTACAACGCATTTGAAATCACAATGCCTGTGGCAGGCACTGGTGCAATACTTCTATAGTATGTGCTGGTAGGAACGTAGTATACCAGTGTGGCTTCAGCATAGGCAGTGTTGGCTGCCCAATTTTGTACCAAGAACTTGATAATACTGCTGTTGGCACCTTCGCCGTAGAGTTTGGCATATGGAGGAATTTTTATTGTGTCTGTGACTATGTAAGTGCCAGCAGGAAAAAACAAACTGCGGCGAATGGCTGTGTTGGTTTGCACACAAAATATTTGGTACAATGCACGATTGATAGCCGCTGTGTCATCAGTTACTCCGTCTCCTAATATACCAAAGTCAGTGGCCACTGCATAACTATCCAGTCTGCTTTGGATACTTTGAGAAATTGGGCTACTGGGCGTAGCACCTGTTTGTGCAGTGTATCCAGCTGCTTCGCCTTTGTAAGTGTATTGACCGGCAAAACTCAGGATGTCCGAAAATTCAGTAAGGACTTCTGTATTGCCCACTATAGGGGCACCTTCCTCCAATGTGCCGTTGCCAATGAACAGCCTACGATCGTCAACTGCCCAACCTAGTTCAGCACCTGCCAGGGGTTGAGGTAAATCTATTTGCAAACCCTTGCGGGCGGTAATTCTGGATATTTGTACAATTGCCACAGTGTGATTCCTTCGGGTATCACATATTTAGCAAGTAATACTGTTCCACCTTTTTCCACCACAAATCACGATACCGATCAAACTCGCTGCCTTCCAGTACAAATTCCTGGTATTCTGGCTGGGAGATCATGTTCATTTGTTCATCCAACTGTGGTTTGACACACATCAAAACTACGCCTTTTCGTATTTTTGTACCATGTAATTCGTTGTGTGCTTCGGCATAGGCGCACAACTGCACAAAGTAATCATCAATCCATTCACGCTTTTTAGGCTTGTTGGTTTGCTTGTAGTCCAATATGGCTTCTTCATTCAAATGTATGCCTGCGCCGTCTGTGGTGCCTGCGTACACCTTGGGAAAGTACAGCGGAACTTCAATGCCCCAAAATTCCGAAACATTCTTCAATCCGTGTTCTACAACTTTTTGTGCCATGGCATGACTGGCCCATGAGAACGGATTTGTGCCACGTTCTTTGATCACACCATCTCGAACATACTGTTCAAGATATGTGTGCATACGTGTGCCACGGTTGGCTGCTTCGGTAGTAATAGCCTGTGCTCGGTCATGACCCACTCGGTTGCGCCAATTTTGCAAGGCCCGTTTGCTTTCCTCGCTTTTGGTTTTGTCAAGTATAGTGGTGACACTGGGCAGTTTGTTGCCATCGGGTGTGGCATAGTATCGTTTGCCTTCAATTGTGACACGTGGCACTGGTTGGTAATCAAATCTGGGATTTAACAAATTAAACTCTAAAACTTTCTCCGCAACCACAGCGGTCACGTTCATTGGGATTGGTGAATTCAAAACCTTCATTGAGGCCTTGGCGTACATAGTCTACCTGGGTACCTTTCAAATACACCTCGTGTTTTTTATCAACCAACACGCAAAAATTATTTTGAGCATAATTTATAGTGGCAGCATCGGGGTCATATTGTTTAACGTATTCTAACACATAAGCAAGCCCTGAGCAACCTGTGGTTTTTACACCCAATCGTATACCAGCATAGCCTTTGGTTGTTACCAATTTTTGTATTTTAGATTGCGCTTGATCAGTTATTGTTATCATAATGGTATTTAATCAACGTCTGAACAGATTTCACTTAACATTTTTTGGAACCCAGAATTAACTGCCATTTTTAAAAATTCACGTTGATGGTCTATCAAAAGAAAAGTGGATACGTACTTCAAAAAAGAAACGTCTGTAGCCAATTTTAGTCCTAGTTCTAAATCAGAAATCTGTGTTGGATTTCCAGAAAAATCTACTGTGTAATAAAAATTGTTTTCCACAGTCCAATTGTGATAAAGATTGTTGTAAAGATTTTTATAGTATGTGCTGGTTAAAAAATCATCAACAATATGAGTAGTATTTAAAATCGTAGAATTGGTTTTTTGTATTGCAAAGTTAATCACGCTGAGAGCCAAATAGATTGTAGACAGCAAGTTCATTTGTACAAGATCTTGTTGATCAAATGAACTGCTTTTTTTTGGAATTTTACTAGAGTAAATTTTTCCTCGGTGCATTAGCATTCTATTACTGTGAACATATTCATATTGAAATTTACGCTGATATTCTGGATCATATAAAGCCGGACTGGCCGGCAACGGTTCATTTAAAAAAATAACAGGTAAAATATTTTGCTGTGTCACTTGTTCAAGAGTGTGTTTCCATGTGGCGGGAGTTTGTCCAGGCAATCCATAAATCAGTTGTGCTTTGACAATCAAGTGGGGGTATTTTTCTCGCAGTTCGTCGGCCATGGCCACATGTGTTTTCCACCCCACATCTGGACGATTGATGTTATCTAGTACTTGTTGGTTAATGTCTTGCACTGAAAAATTTAAAGTTTTGTTGACCAGGTGACCACGTGCCATGATGTTGAAAATTTTTAAATTATTTTCTTTTTTCAACTTACTAAAATTTCCACCCACATGAAACCCTGCATTTTCATTGAGATTTTTTTGAGCGAAATAATCAATCATTTCGACATCTTCAGTGTACTGGCCAACATTGGCGTCTGACAGGTATATATTGGTCACTCCCAACTGTTGAAACAAGTCAATTTCTTGTTGGTAAGTGTTTTTTCTTCTTGACACTTTGTTGCCAAGACCGCTGTTCCAGTCACAAAATGTACAAGAGTACGGACAACCTCTCGTGAGTGTGTAAGGTAACCATACCGGTGCATTTTTCTTTTTAGCGTCTGACACCATTGCAGAAAACAAATCCTTGTTGTGTACAAAAGGACTGGTTTCTATCATTTTTACAAATTTGTAATCAGCAACAATGGATTTTCCAGTGTTGTGATTTTTCCATGCACAGTTTGATGTATTAAACGCAATCATGGGTTTATTAGTAACTAGATGATCAACTATGTCTGCAAATGCCTGTTCTCCAGCACTGTACACTGCATAGTCAATGTAAGGATATTGTTCAAAAAAACTGTGATTGTTGTTAACATCAATGCTGGGACCGCCCGCCACCACCTTGATAGTGTGTTTTAGTTTGGATCTAATGCGAAACAGTTGGGAGGTTAAAAATGCATGATTCCAAAGGTAATGACTGGTGCACAAGATATCAGTGCCGGTTTGTTCAATATGTTCAATTAAATTCTCATCTGACACTTCTTGTTGTATAGGAATCAACCATTCTAACTGATCCGCAACGTCTTGATAAAATAAATCAATATATGTTTTTAATTGAAGCGCGGCTGGATACAGCCAGGCTGTGTGGCCACCAGCATGGTAGAATAGTATTTTTAATTTATTTTTTGGTGCAACAACGATGTCTTGTTCAACAACATCATGTTGCCGAAAGTGTGTCAGCATATTCACTGTGTTTCTTTTTGTAATCTTCTACGGCTGCTCGTATAGCATCTTCAGCAAGAATAGAACAATGAATCTTGACTGGTGGCAGTGCGAGTTCCTGAGCAATCTCTGAATTTTTAAGAGCTGCGGCTTGGTCAAGCGTTCGTCCTTTAACCCACTCGGTAACAAGAGAGGATGAGGCAATCGCACTTCCGCATCCGTATGTTTTGAACCTGGCATCTGTTATAATTCCATCTT